GCTAATCTCGTCGGCTCATTGCAGAAGGAAAGCCAGGGCGACATGGCGTCCTTGATGGCGCGCTATGGCTCGCAATTGGCGCTCGCCCAGGGCGTCACCGGCGCTTACGGCACGCCGATGACGCCGCCGGCCAAGGGCTAGCGCGATGGCAACTAACGGCCACGCCAATCAACACCCGGCCACCACCAACGCCGCGCAGCAGGGTGGCGCGGTATCGACCGGCGAAACAAAGACGCTCGAGCAGCAGGCAGTGTCCCGCCTGGCCGCGTGCCGGACCTGGAAAAGCTACATCGAGCTCGACATCAAGGAGTGCTATTTTTTCACCGCGCCGAACCGGCAGCGGCAGATCTCGTCGATGGTCATGCCGAGCCAGGCCCGCATGCTCGACGCGCCCGAATTAAACACCGACCAGGCGTTTATTCTAACGCAGGATTTCATCACCCAGATCATCAACGCTTACATGCCGGAGGCCGAACCGTGGTGCGAGCGCACCCGCGGCATGTTCGTCGCGCCAATGGTATGGGACAAAATTAAGGACCGTGTTCGCGCCGACGATAAACTGATTTTCGACGCCATCCGCGCCTCTAACTTTTATCCCGAGATCGCCAAGGCGTTTAATCCCGATCTGGCGATCTGCTGCGCCGGCGTTTGGATCGATCGGCCCCACCCGTCGATGCCAATCACCTGCTCGGCGGTGCCAATCCGCGAGCTCGAGATCGACCTCGGCCCCTACGGCGAAATCGATACCAGATTTGCGGTGCGCTATACCCGCAACCATTATGTTCGCGCGCTGGTCGGTGAGGAAATCTGGGACAAGATGGAGCCCGAGCTTAAAGACCGCGCCAATAATTCGCCGTCCGATCGCACTCAAGTCATCTGGGGTTTCTGGCGCGATTGGGACGATAAGTCCGACGAATGTTGGCAGCACGTCGTATTGCTGCATAACCGCTTGGTCCACGACACCGTGCTCAAGGGCGAAGGAAGTTGCCCGCTGATCGTGACGCGGTTTAATCCGACCGCCGATTGGCCGCACGCGCATGGTCCGATGTACCAGGGCCTGCCGACGTTCCGGCAGATCGACGAGCTCGAGCAGATGCGGATCGAGCACGCAACATTATCGTTCAAGCCTCCAATTACGTACCCCGATGACAGTTTCGCCGCCGTCGAGACTGGCGTCGAGGAAGGCATGGCCTATCCGATCCGCCCCGGCTCCGAGGGCGCGGTCAAGCCGATCTACACGCCGCCATCGCCGCAAGTCGCCAATTATCAATACGAGGAAAAACTCAAAGACTTGCGCAAGCTGTTTTTTGTCGATCATCCCGAGCAGACCGGCGACACCCCGCCGACCGCGACGCAGTGGATGGACGAGCTCGCCCGCGCACAGCGCCGGCTCGGTACCCCCGGCATGTCATTCTGGCGCGAGGGACCGGCCTCGTATTTCCTGCGCTACAAGCATTTGCTCGAGCTCGCCGGCGTCATTGCGCCATTAAAGGTTGACGGCCGCGCCGTGGCCACCTTGCCGCGCAATCCGGCCCAGGCCGCCGCCGAACAGCAGGATATTGTGAAGACAATGCAGCTCGCAACTTACCTGGCGCAGACCTTCCCCGAGGAATTTAAGATGTACATTGACGGCGCCGCGACGATGAAGGGACTGATCGAGAAGGCGCGCGTGGTTTTGATCAAGCTGCGCGATCCGGCCAAGGTGCAGCAGACCGTCGAGCAGATGTCCAAGATCCTGCAACCGCGGCCAGTCACCGGCGCGCCTGGCGGCCCGCCAATGATCGGGCCAGCCGCATGAGCGAGGAATTCACCACGCCGGAAATCAATGCAGCCTGGGACCGCGTTGCGCGGACGTCGGACGGACAGATTATTTACCGGCACTTACAGAAATTGCTGATGGCGCTTTCCAACGATCTGAGTGCGTTGCCGGTCCATGAGGGCGGCCGCATCTTAGCGCGACATTTAATGAGCCTGATGGCTCAGGGAATTGCTGATAGTGACCGATACGCCATCGCCTTCCCCGTCGCCAAGCCCGTCGCCACAACCGGCACCCGCGGCGCCGGCCGCCGCGTCACCGCCGACACCTTTGTCCCCGGTTACGACACCGCCGATTACCCCGGCACCAGCTCCAACGGCTCCGGCGGCGCCGCCGGCTAGACCGGATTGGTTGCCGCAAAGCTTTGCCGACCCGACCGCATTTCGCGTCGACTACGATCGGCTTGCCGCCTTCGAGGCCAGCGACAAGGTTCGCCGTGCCACCCTGCCGCCGTCACCAAACGACTACAAGGCCGAGCTGCCAACCGACTTCAAGGTGCCGGACGGCGTGACATTCCAATTCAATGCCGCCGATCCGTTGCTGGCACAGGCGCAAGCGGTGGCGCACGAGGCCGGCTTGAGCCAGGCGCAGTTTTCCAAATTGCTGGCCATCTACGCCGGTGGCCAGGTGTCGTCGGCGCAGCAAATCCAGACCGCGCGCAATGCCGAAGTGCAAAAGCTTGGCGCCACCGGGCCGTCGCGCATCGATGCGCTGACCACGTTCTTCCGCGCCTATCTCGGCGAGGCCGACGGCAACGCGGTGATGGCGCGCGCCTTTACGGCCGCCGACGTGCAACGGCTGGAAAAAATGGTGAGCAAGATTACCGGCCAGGGCGGCGCACAGTTCCGCGGCAACGGCCGCGAGCCGCCGCAACAAGCCGGCCGATTGTCGGACGAACAGATCAAACAATTAACGCCGGCGCAGCGGCTCGATTACTCGCGGCAATGGGATCAATCGACAATGCCAGCGTGGCGCGATCCGCGCAGTGGATGAAGGAGAACTAAGTTATGGCGATTAGCAATCTGATCACACTGCCGGAATATGCGAAGGGCTTCAGTAATGAAGACATTCGCAGAACAATTATAGAGATGTTTACCCAATATTCAGACGTCTTTGAGGTGATGCCGTTCGAGGGCTTGCGCGGCTCAAAATACGTCGGGTTCCGCGAGGCCGCATTGGCTCAGCCGCAATTCCGCGCCGTCAACGAAGCCTCATCCACCGGGCACGGTATCATCCAGCCGTTCGACGAAGCGACCGCGATCATCGACCACGACATTGATATTGATCGCGCCATTGTTGATCGCCACGGACCTGAAAGACGGAATTATGAAGAAAGGATGGGCATAACTGCGTTCGCAAGACTTTGGATTGATACGTTTGTCAAAGGCGATCGTTCGGTCAATCCGCGAGTATTTGATGGGCTCAATGTTCGTGCCGCTTTGTTTGGTCGCTTGTTCAACAATTCGACCGCCTCGGGCGGCGCCGCATTGTCGTTGCTCAACTTGGATCAAACAATCAACAACGTATCGAAGAAGTCCGGCACTACTTACATTTTGGTACCGTTTTTATCACTCCCGTTATGGATACAAGCCGCGCGCACTACAACCTTAACGGGATTTGTCATGCAGACTTGGGACGAGGTGGGCATGCCAAAAATAAGTTACGGCGGCCACCGATTATTGTGGGGTTACCCCAAGGATGACCAGGTCCCGGTGCTGCAGTTCAACGAGGTCGGCAATGGCGGCGGTTCGGCAGTCACCGCGTCGCTTTATGTGATGACGCTCGGCGAGGGCATGTTGCGCGGCATCTATGTGCGCAACCTCACGCCGGAAGACGTCGGTCTCCTACAAGACCGCAAGACCTACCGCACTCACATTTCCTGGGACGTGTCGATTGTCGACGAGCACAAGTATTGCTTCGTGCGGCTCACGTCTTGGACCAACGCGGCGATCGTCGCCTGAGAGGACAACATGGCCCGCAGAAATTATACGCTCGACGCGAATATGCTGGTGGACGATGGCACCGGCGCTCATGCCGCGGCCGGATACGGTCAGGTCGGCGGTGCACAAGGCATCGTCGATCTTGGCGGCAACCAGGGCATCACCATCACTCTGCCCTCGATCTCCAACGTGGCGACCATCACGCCGCAACAGGCCCGCGGTGATTTTGCTTGCGTGATCTTTCTCAACGCGATCACGCTGGCCGGCTCGGATATTTATACAATCACCCTGGTCGGCTCCAACTCGTCGTCGTTTGCTTCGGGCAACGTCAATCTCGGCGCCTTGACGTTCGGCCAGGCGGCCGCATTCGCCTATCCTAACGCCGCCGTCACGGTGACGCCGCCCGGCGCCGGCAATTTCCCGTCAGGTTATCAATACGAAATCCTGTTTACCAATGAGGTGGCAAATACGCCTTACCAATTCGTATCGCCGTATTTTTCCGGCACGTTCGGATCGATCACGGCCAAGGTTTATGTTGCGGTCTTGCCGCGGGAATAAAGATGAAAGTT